TGGGGGGGTTCATAAGCTCAATCCTTGAGCACTCTGGGTTCACATGCGTGATGATATGTCATCACATTGATGTATATAACTCGTGTGAATCGGTCTTAACCGATGGTAATATATTATGAGTAATAGGGTCCGCACCATACGTCACCCAACAATTGTGGGGACAGTCAGAAACTACCATAATGGTAGTCCTGGCTCGAATATCGTTAATATTGACATGGAGAGGTTTTCCTCGACATGCAATGATATTCTTACCCCACGTTGGAGGCAGCGTATAAAGGCGGGCGATATTATCAATAATCCCTGTACTATCGTGGTCGACCATCAACAGGTTAATGAGTCTGGTAGTTTTTACACTTTCCAGACCAGTAACCCGTCAAACGTATACCAAGTATACGGTGATGGTTCTGTAACTCAGTACTTCCTCGATGCTTGTGTCGGGACACCAGATTATGGTGACCTCGATCCAGACATGAGTGAAGTGTTACAGTCCTTAAAACAGCAAGCTGTGGCAAGGATAGACAGCACACCTTATGCATTTCTCGAAGATCTTGGAGAAATAGGGGAGACGATACGCTTTATTAAAAGCCCTTTGTCTGGCCTATTGAAATACTCCAGGCGATTTGCTAAGGCTCGTAAGAGTCTTTTGCAATATCGCGGTCGCTACAAAGCGAAGTCGGTTACCAACGTAGCAAAGGCTAACGCCGAGCTATGGTTGGAATATCGATTTGCCGTGATGCCATTAGTCCGAAGTATCTTGAGCTTTTTTGAAGCTCGGGACGCTGAAGTCTATAGACCTGAAAGAAGAACCGCGCGGGCAAACAAGTATGTTGATTTATCAACACCACTTGAATCCCAGTCAATTCCGTATTACAGTAGTAACCACTGTCTTTTTAACGTGGGTACTATTGTGGAAAGGACTATACGGGTCGGGATCTTATACGAGGTTGAAAACCCCGGAAATGATCTCTTGTTTAAGTATGGGCTTAGGATTAAAGATATACCTGAGACGGCGTGGAACTTACTTCCTCTGTCGTTTATGGTGGACCGGTTAGTTAACATCTCTGCTTCTTTTAGAGGTGTTACTAATCTTTTTGATCCTAACGTTAAGACCCTTACAGGCTGGATCACCACTTTTAATAACACTGTCAAACAGACGGCGTTAACTAGAGTGATTGAAACAGGTTACACAGGCAGTGTAACACCTGACTTGATCTACGAGAAGGCATTCACCTACTCACGGTCACTTTGGGAACCTGGGTTGATTGATACGATCCCTGTCTTAAATGCAACAGGGTTAGTAAAATCAGCTACAAGAACCGCTGACCTAGTTAGTTTAATCGCCAGTACTTTTATTGGCAATAAAGCTCTCTAGTTCATACAAAATGAGGTAAGTGGCTATGCCACCAATTAACGGAGCAACCCCTATAGTAGGGGCAACTGCTTATGCGGCACCCACCGGAGGTTCAGCTGATGTGCTGTCCGCCGTTGGAGACGATTCGAAAGCTGTAGCACGATTTGACGGAGATACTGAGTATCTCACCGCCAAATCTGTTGAGTTTTCGAGAACTGAGCCAAAGGTTAGTGCTTCTGCACCCAATGGCTATACACAAGCAAGACGTTCTGTCTTTTGCAAGTTCCCGTTGGAACTTGACAATGACGCACGTACGGTTAACACGATTAAAATCGAGTTATCCGTCGACATCGAAGCGACAGCAGCCGAAATTACGGAATACTGTCGAATCGCGTCGCAACTGCTAGGCGATGGTGACTATACGTCCTTCTGGACGCTTGGTCTCACCGAGTAGCAGGCTTACCCCACTAACTTGGGCAACTATGATTCCTCATATTGCCCTCCGTTAAGGGAGGCGTTATGTGTAATCAGTTCTTTGTTGTCATCTTGCAAAAAGGAAAAAACCTATGCAAAACCGCAAAAGAAAGAACCGTTCGTTCTTTAATCCCGACGAGATCGCGACTGCAATCTCATCGGCAGTCATTACCGACATGGCTCATCGCACTTATTTATTTGATTATAGCGATGACCGTGGCGCTCGCCACTTTGCTGCTGATATTCAATCTGACAACGTGCTCAAACGGTACGTTCCAGTTGAATTTGACCAAGGAAAGCTGGTTGATGAGTGTTATGACAAGTTCTTGTCACTAAACACCCATATGCGCCACATTAACAGATATGTTCCCTCTTGGACGGGGGAACATGATCCACTTATCGTATTTATACACGGTGAGTGGGTTAGTGTGGAATCGCCGACAGCTGTCCTGGTTCAGGATATCCTCCAGTCTGCTTCGTTGTTATGTAAGCAGATCTTGGGAGATATATCGATGGATGAATACTACTGTGCTACTAAGCATGGTAGTGGGGTCACCGTAGGATCCTCTTACGAGGATTGTTCTATGGAGGCCAAATTCACCTATCCCATCAGTGGTACAAAGAGCGCTATTGAACGCTTCGAAGCATACATTCAGTTTGACGAAAGTCTCTCTGAGGCCATCAGTTCTTTGAATGGTCAAGTTATTCCCCCGAATCAGGGGCATATGTATGCAGAAGTTGAAGGTTCGGTAGCAACTACAGTCGACAAGACCGCTACTTCTCGTAGAATGATTGCGAAAGAACCTACTGTAAATATGTATTTACAGCAAGGACTTATGGCCGTCATGTACGAGCGTTTGAGTAGCTTTGGTCTTGATGTGAAGTCTCTCCCATTGAAACATAAGTTGTTAGCTAAGGTTGGTAGTTTAGACAATAGTCTTGCTACCATTGATTTTTCCTCGGCTTCCGATTGTGTTTCACGCGAGTTACTTAGATGGATCCTTCCGTCTAAGTGGTTCGACCTACTGGACGAGGTTAGATCCGATACCATGGAAATTCCTGGTAGAGGGTCTGTGTACCTCGAAATGTTCAGTACGATGGGCAATGCGACAACGTTCCCATTAGAGACTCTCCTCCTTTACTGCCTTGCTAGTGCGAGCCATTACCATTGTATTAAACACAGTCCGAGGGATAAGTTCGTATCATACGAAGCTTATTCTCAGGTTAGTGTTTTTGGTGATGATTGCATACTACCAACTAAGTCTGCACCTCTTTTTATGGAGGTGGCTGAGCAGGTTGGATTTTTCGTTAACAAGGAGAAATCCTTTTACGGAAAAGAGCACTTTAGGGAGTCCTGTGGTGGTGATTACTACCACGGGTTCGACGTCAGGCCTTTTTGCTTTAAGGCCCCGCATAACAACGCCATGTCTTCTCTCGAACCATGGCTGTATATAATAATGAATAATCTTTTACCGATTTACAAAAGGTATTTCGGGGATTGTTCATATATATATCAGTCGCAGTTATTCGAGACGATGGTCGAGTTATTTCGTCAGTATCAACTTTTGATTAAAGTTGTTCCCGACGACTATCCTGAGGATGCTGGGCTCAAGATCAGTAATGATCTTGACCGTTTCATGGTCAATTACAGTCCTCCTATGAGTAGGATTTCTGTGAACGAACATGGAACGCGTCAATTCCTCTATTGCAAGTTTAGATATAAACTTCGTAATAGGTGGTTTGACCGGCTCCGGCTTACTTGTCTCTTGAAGTACTGGTTTAATCGCCAGACAGAGATAAGATGGTGTTATAATGCCGATGGTACTGTCAGAGATCCTGACGAACCATCGCCGATACATAGTTATGATGCTGAGGGTGAATATGTGTGTGAACACGTATACAACTCTCTAGTATCCTCTAACCAAGCTCTTTCGAGAGCTCTATCGGCTGTGTTTGGGGGCAATGAGCCTCTTTTACACTCGCTTGACTTAGATAGTCGAGATGACGGGCATTATAAACCTATCCGAAGGATAGGTGGATATGTAGTGGCTAAG